CTCAACAGAGTCACCAACGCCCAGCCGACTAGCGATAGCACTAACAGCGGCACCACCCAGAGGGCCAGCAACGGCAGTAGCCAGAGTAGGTGCAATGCCTTTAAGCAAGTTGAGTAGGTCATTCATTTCTGTTCCTTTAGTTCCTGTTTAAGTCTTTCCAACTCAGCAAGTTTTCTATCAATACGTGCTTCGGCTCTTTTTACATGCGCCTTCATGTATAGGGTTTCCACGTATGCCATTGAGGTTGTTGCAACAACAATACATAGTGCGACTCCTATCAGTATCCACCAGATAAGGCGCGTAGTTGCCACATCAACCATCCAAAAATCATAGATATAAACATCACGGCAATTACTCCAGTTGTTATTTCAATAACCCGAATCTCTTCTTGCTCCTGTTTCCACCTTGCCAGCCTAGTCCTGCGAATTGTCTCTGCCCTAGCCCATTCTTGTTCCCGCTCAATCTTTTGGTGCATCTTGAGGAATCGGCTATACAAGTCCTTCAACTCAGGCGGGGCGTAGACCATTGCCTCACGGGTCTGCTCCATCAACTTCTCCAGTTGCAACTCAATCAAAGCCCGCTCTATGGCTTTTTGACTGGTGTTTTGCGCTGGGTCATAGTTGGTTTTGCTTGTCTCCTCTAGTTCAAGGTAGTGATTCGTAATTTGTTGTTGCGTATCAAAGAGGACACCGAGGTTTGCACCAATCTCGCTGATGAGTTTGAGTTCAAGTTCCTCGTAAGACTGTTGTTGCTTGGTGGCTTTGGCTTTCGCTTTTGCCACAGGCTTTTCTTCGGTTGGCTTGGCGGGTTTGCTAATGAATAGACCAATGAACCAATCAAACACACCCTTAATTGCTTTGACATCGCCAATGACCTGCTCGGCTGTCTTCTTAGCCCCCTCCAACTCCATACGCCCTTCATGCAGGAGATTACAGCCCTGCTTAATGAAGCCAACCGCAGTTTGGGCAATGAGGAGGGCGGAGAATGGGTCAATGGCTTACTCCGCTGGTTCGGGCTTGGGCAACTGAGGTTCTACCTGACTACGCAACTTTGTGTACAACGGATGAGCGTTGGACTGGGTTGGTAATTGACCAATGATGTTAATAACGTCAACGGCTTCTTGTGCGGTCAGGGTGATTGCAATGTCGCTCATTCTGATGCTTCCTCTAGCGGGGTTAGGTTCTCATTCGTCCAGTAGTCCTTGGCAAGCATCAGGCGGAGATGCTCTTTGTTACGAGCCAAGCAGTCTGCCCAATCTTCTGCTGTCATGCTTTCTGGCTGTCCAGCGTTGATGAGATGAACTGAGTCCATGCAAGCCTTGTAGTGCTGTGCAATTTCTTCTGAGGTGATTTCTGTCATGGTTTTCTCCTTATGGATAGGTTGCTTTGTATGCGTCAAACTCTGCTTTGAGTTCTTGGATGGCGGCTGTTAGTGTGGCTACCAAGAAAGATGTGTCAATACTTTGGTAATCTGGATTTCCATCTTTATCTAAAGCATCTTTCTCCCCACTCACAGCGTGAGGACAAACTTCTGCCAACTCATGGGCTATAAAACCTTCACCATCAGAACTATCTAATTTCCATTTATATGTGACTGGTTTAAGTTGAGCAACTTTTGCCAATGCACCCGTCATGGGCGTAATGTTTTCTTTTAATCGGTAGTCTGAAGAAGTTGCATACGCAGTTGTAGTTGTAGTTGTGTTAATTGAACCTATGCTAGAACCATTTCTATTAAAATTTATTTCAGTTAGCGTAGTAGAGCCAGTATTTGTGTTGTACATACGCATACCGGGTCTAGCAGTACCATCGTAAACAGGTACAAAAACAGCATTAGCGCCATATCCCGGTGCTGGAGCAGTGTTGGCAGATGTCCCAAAAAAGTTAGAACCATTCGCATTTACATATACAAGATTCCCATCCCCATCAGACAGCACAACATAGTTTGATGTTGTGCGAATGTCTAAGCCACCTTGGTTGCCGTTGTAGTTACCGATAATTGTGTTGCTTGACCCAGTAGTCATGGCTGATGCACAACCATTTGATACACCAATAACAGGGCCACCAATAAATGTATTCTTTGAGCCTGTGCTTAATGAACCCGCCAAAGCGCCAACAATCGTATTTCCAGCACCTGAAGTCATAGCCTCGCCAGTACGCCATCCAACAATAGTGTTGTAGTTTCCAGTGTTTGCAAGTGCTGCACCTTTACCTATTGCCGTTAAGCCTGTGCCTGTCACATTGTTATAAAGAGCCTGATAACCTACTGCTGTGTTATCAGATGCTGTGGTGTTTGACCTTAATGCTTCACGACCTAAAGCCACATTAAACAAACCTGTAGTGTTTGAATATAAAGCACGATAACCAAAAGCCTGTGAATCACCGCCAGTAGTATTTGAATACATGGCTTGATAACCAAACGCATCAATTACTTGTCCTGTAGTGTTATAACCAGCTTGTGCTCCAACAGCAGTATTTAATGCACCGCCAGTTGTTTGGCTATATAAAGTTTGATAGCCTACGGCTGTGCTACTAGATGTTGTGGTGTTGGAACGAAGCGCACTTTCTCCGACTGCTGTATTAGATGCGCCCGTAGTATTTCCAGCAAGCGCATATGCGCCAAAACCGTTATTGTTTGAGCCAGTAGTGTTTGCTGTTAAAGATTGAAAGCCAAGAGCGTTGTTTTGTGAGCCAGATGTGTTGGCTTTTAATGATTGATAACCAACCGCAGTTGTATATAAAGCACCAGTAGTTTGTGTAGATGCGGCTTGATAACCTACGGCTGTATTTGCGTCTGAAGTAGTGTTAGCCGCTAAAGCAGAAGTGCCAATTGCAACGCTTAAACTGCCTGTCGTATTGGCATTTAAAGCACTTGTCCCCACAGCCGTGTTAGTAGATACCTCACCACCACCACGACCTACAGTCATGCCGTCTACTGATGCTGATGTGCCTGATGCTGTTACTGGGCTTATGCCAGTATCGCCATTTATAACCACTGCCATGTTATTTCTCCAAAGCCACGATTCGGGCGGTTAGTGCGTTGATTGTTTCGGCTTGTGCTGTTATTAGTGCTTGTTGTTCTTGGATAGCCTTAACAAGTGTAGGAATCAAATTAGCGTTAATTGCTTTATAAGGTTCTTCACCTTCTGGCGCAGGGTCACGCCATTCCTCAATCATGTCTGGCAATACTGTCTCAAATTCTTGAGCAATAAAGCCACGAGCATTTTTGATGTCTGCGCCTTTACCAGATTTCCAATCAAACTTGCGAGGCTTTAGAGCCATCACAGTTGCAAGACCTTCATCCAAATCACGGATGTTTTCTTTTAGGCGTTGGTCTGAAATTGCTGTGATAGTTGTGTTTGTTGCAAAAACAGTCCCTCCCATGCCAACATAAAAACGATATGCGCTAGCACCAGTTGAATATAAATTTATACCCGCTTGAGAGTTTGTGCTTGCAGAATTTCCAACATACAAAGTGCCATTGCCTGACACAGATTGAAAATTAGGAGAAAACGCAAATCCTGTACCACCCCCAACTATGGAAATATTAGTAGCCCCCACCAGCAAGTTACCGCTAGTGTCAATACGCATCCGTTCTGTGTTATTTGTACTAAACAACATTTGAGCGTTGTATTGCATATTCAAAACAGCGTTACTTCCAGAATCTAATCCTACTTGGAAACCTGAACTTGTGGTGGTTGTTCCATTAGTAAAATATGCAGATGATGCTGATGCACCAGACTTATAAATCTGTAAAGAAGCGTTTATTGTGCTAGTACCAATCCCCACATTACCAGAGGAGTCGATACGCATACGCTCTGAGCCTCCAGCCTCAACAATAACATCAGCGTTGTTTACACCAATATATGCTGTGGTTGACGCACCAGCCTTAAAAGAAATTTCTGAAAATGTGCCACTACCACTAAATGCGGCCGCAGTACCAGTAGCGCCAGAACTAACTGTTAATTTATTTGTTGGACTAGTAGTACCAATCCCCACATTTTGGCTACCGTCCACGGTAAGAGCAGTAGTATTGGCGGTCTGTAGTTGCAAAATTCCCGAAGTATCACCAGAGGAAATTAAACCACTACTCGTGGATGCGTTCAGTGTCGATGCCATGTCTTATCCTTTCAGAGCCGCAAGTTCGGCTTTTACTGTATCTAGTTCGGCTTTTAGTTCTTGGATTGCTTTGATTAACGGAGTTACAAACATCTCACGGCTAATGTTCTGAACGCCATCTATACCAAGTTTCCACCCCTCAAAAGAATCAATACCTTCGGCATCCAAAGCCTCTTTGACTTCTTGAGCAATTAACCCGTGCATAACAGTGTTGGTGTCTCTGTTATTTTCTTCTGAGTAATATGGAAGGCTTTGGTCAATCTCGTTGCTAGGTTTCCACTGGTATGTAACAGGGTTTAAACGACAAACAAAAGAAAGACCTAGAGTATCAGGGTTGACGTTTTGTTTTAAACGACCATCAGAAGTTTGTGTCCATGTTCCGCTACTTCTGTAACTTACATAAACTTTACCTACGTTGTCTCCAATAGATGCTGTTGCACCACCTTGACCAACACATCTATAACCAATAGCAATTTCATTACCAACTCCTGCGGATGATGAATCAACAGAATCGCCAATATATGTGTTTCCTGTTCCTGTTGTTACGGTTGTTCCTGAACTATAACCAACATAAGTATTACTAATGCCACTTGTATTTGCAGAACCAGCACCAGAACCAATTGCGGTATTTCTATTACCAGTAGTAGGTCTTAACGCATACCAACCAACAGCCGTGTTATCGCTTACTGTGGTGCTTACTCTAAGACAATTATGCCCAAGAGCCGTGTTTCTATTTCCAGTAGTGTTTTGCCATAAAGCCTGACTTCCTACTGCAACACTTTCATAACCAGTGGAGTTGTCTCGCATTGCTTCATAGCCCACTGCTACATTATCAGTACCACTTGTATTGGAAGTAAGTGCTTTATACCCTACTGCCGTCATTCCAGAAGATGTGGTGTTGGCTACAAGCGCAATTCTACCTATTGCGGTGTTGTAAGAACCAGTAGTGTTTGCGTTTAATGCCGCAGAACCTACTGCTAAATTGTGTGAGCCGCTTGTGTTTGATGCAAGAGTATTATGACCAAGAGCAGTATTGTTTGTTCCTGATGTTGACGCAGTTAAGGCTTGATAACCTACTGCAACAAGTTCATTGTCACCAGTATTTGAGTATCCAGCCTTGTATCCCACCGCAGTTGTAGCGGCTTGATTGCTTGAATAACTTGCCTGATAACCTACTGCTGTGTTGTTAGATGCTGTGGTGTTGGAGGCTAAAGCCGATAATCCTAAGGCAGTATTTGATGCCCCTGTAGAAGTGTTTTGTAGTGCCGCATATCCAATACCAGTATTGGAATCGCCTGTACTTAAATTAAGCGCCTTCCAACCCATTGCTGTGTTGTAGTTACCAGTTGAGTTTGTGTATAAAGTTTGGTATCCAAAAGCGGAATTACGAAGTCCTGTGCTATTTGAATTTAACCCTTGATAACCAACAGATGTATTGTCGCTAACAGAGCCACCGCCTTTACCTACTGTTAGACCTGAGATAGATGCGTCAGATGTTGTGGTAATCGTAGTAAACGATGGAGAACCACCGCTCACCGCCATAGTTCCTGATGCGGAAGGTAGTGTGACTGTGACTGTCCCCGCTACCGCAGGTGCAGATAGGGTTACTGCCCCAGATGTATCGCCATTGATTACGACTGAACTCATATTTTTTCCTTACAAAACAACCCAGCGTTGTCCGCTAGTAATAGTCACTGTAACACCAGAATTAACAGTTATAGGGCCAACAGACATGCCGTTAATACCAGAAGGCAAGGTGTAATCTGCCGTCACTACTGTCTTATTTGTTTGGATAACGCCATTAGCTTGCGCTCCACCAATACCACCCCAATTCGTGCCGTCGTAGCCTTCAAACTGTGTATTCGTTGTATTAAACCGCAACATCCCCGTTGCTGGAGTCGATGGTCTTTGTGCGGTTGTACCTACTGAGAGAGTAAGCGTTGTTATCGCTGTAAAGTCAGTCCCGTTCCACGCACACAGCATACTCACGCCCGTGGGGATAATTACCCCCGTGGTAGCAGAACCTTTTAGTATGACTTGAAAGTCAGACTGGTTAACAACCACATATGCTTTGCTTGATGACGGTGCAACAATGTTTCTGCTAACCCCGGGCGTACCCGTCGGTATGAGAATAGCCATCCGTGCTTGATTGCTCGCACCCGACCCTGTGGTAGTCAGTGTCCAGTTTGCCGATGTAACACTTTGAGTTGCGTAGTTAGCAACCGAGTCTTCAACCAACTGTGTAATTGCGTCATTGACTGTGGTGCCCCACGTTCCTGACAGTTCGCCAGTAACGGGTAATGCAAATCCTAACAGTGAGGTATATGCTGTGGTCACAGTGCGCTCCTATATTCTGTCATTTTATAGCCCTTTTTGTTAAAGCACAACCCAACGAGCGCCAGAACCTAGTGTTACTGACTGCCCGCTTGCCACAGTGATTGGCCCTGCTGACACGGCTGAGTAGCCCGCAGCTATGGTGTAACTTGCGCTTACTGTTTGACTGTTTACATGAAGGCCATTACTAGCGATCATGTTTGTTCCCGTGATACTACCCGCGTTGGTTACATTACCACTAGCGTCTTGATTAACAGATTTTTCAGCAGGGTAAGTTACAAATACATCTTTTGTGCCAGCAGAGAAGTTAACCAATGAACCCGAGTTGCTGGATGCAAGCACGGTGGTGCGAGATAGGGTTGTCCCTGATGAGGTGTAAGTACCAATACCTACTTCCCACTCTGAGTTAGTCTGTCCCGCTATGGTGTAGTAGGTAGTGTTTGCGTTGCCTACAGCGGCAAAAGATTGGTAGCCTGTAGAAGCACCGAGCAGAGTCACCGTCCCCGTACCAGTCGTTGTGGTGGTTTCCTTTATGCGGTCTCCAATTACAAGTGCCATTTTTAATCCTTACGATACCGTGTCAATCACTTGCCAATTTGCTGTTTCGGGGTTATTTATCACCGCCCAATTCGCAGTCTGGGAATCAACTATATTTTGCCAGTTAGCGTCTTCACTGTCTACGATCGTTGTCCAGTAGAACTTACCGACTGTACCTTGAGCGCCTTGAGCGGATATACCAGTCAACGCCACCGATATAGTGAAGCCAACAGAACCGCCCACCGCACTAGCCTCTAAGCCAGTCACAGCCGCAGCCTTGCCGGGTAATACAGTTCCAACAGAACCAGAGGCTTCCAAGCCAGTCAATGCAGCAGAAACGCTCTGCCCAACCGACCCAACTGCACCAGACGCCTCTACACCAGTTAATTCAACCGATATAGTGGGTGTAACCGTACCAACAAAGCCAGACGCTACATCTCCAGTCTCATCTGGTGAAGCACTTGGGACAACCGTACCAACAAACCCTGACGCTAAAACACCTGTCAAAGCCACCGATATAGTCGGTGTAACAGTTCCTACGAAGCCTGATGCCACATCCCCAGTTTCTGCTGGAGACGTACTAGGTGTTACTGTGCCTACTGCACCGGATGCAGTTATGCCTGTTAAAGCAGGAGACAGACTAGGAGTTACTGTCCCAACCGCGCCAGAAGCCGCATTACCCGTTAGGGCAATAGATAGACTAGGTGTTGCTGTACCTACAAACCCAGAAGCCGAGTCCCCAGACAGGGCAACAGTCTCGCTAGTAGTTACCGTACCAACAAAACCAGACGCCACCAGCCCAGTCAAGGCTACAGAAATAGTTGGTGTGGCTGTCCCAACAAAGCCTGATGCAGAGTCCCCAGAGACCGCTTGTGTGCTACTAGGAGTTACTGTTCCAACCGCGCCAGATGCTGTTACACCTGTGAGGGCTACGGAACTACTTACACCTACTGTACCTACCGCTCCTGATGCTGCATTGCCCGTTAAGGCGACCGCAACCGTTACCCCAGAAAGCGAGGCAAACGGCGTTTCAGCAAAAGCGGAGATACCAAACATGGTCTAAACGGCTTTGAGCCGCCTCCGCTTATGTTGTAGAGATACGCAGTAAAGCGGTAGTCGTTGTGTTTGAAGGCATCGTCAACGCAAAAGTACCAGCAGTAATCGTCTGGTTACCGAATGTATATACGCCAACAGCCTTGTTTGACTGGGTTGAGTTATACATAAGCATTGCATTGAACGAGGTGCTCAAAGTCACGTTGGTGTAACTGATACTTGCAGATGGTGTCCAGTAAGCCACGCCCGCAGTAGAAGAACTGTTTGTGGAAGCGGGGACAGTTGCGTTAGTTATCGTTACGCCGCCAGCAGAATAGTTAGTACCTGTTACTTCACCAGTAGACGAATAAACCGTAGTAGAGGCGTCAATCGTGGCACTAGTTAAGTACAGCGCTGCCTTAAAGGTGTCTGCTGTAGTTGCCGCACGGATAGGTGCAACACCAAAATTGTGGGTTGCGGTTAGCACTTCTCCCAAGAAAGAGGTGCATAGTGATGCTGTATTTGCCATGATGTTTCCTTATTAGAAAGTGCCTACTTCGCCACCTATCGGTAGAGATCGTTTCAAAGTCACATGGGCTGAACGGTGAACAAGTTCACTCTCTAACCAATATTCAACCCAAGTGGTTAATTCGTTGTCATCTTCAAATGTACCTTCTCGCTTTTCCAGCAAAGAGTCATCCATTTCGCCTTTGGTTGTCGTTACAAGTGCCATTATGAAATCCTTATGATTGCAGACGTGTTGGTGACTGCTGGGAATTGTACGGTGAAGGTGCTAGAACTGGTCTTATCTGCGCCAAAATCTAGTACACAAACCGCTGGGTTAGTCGTGCCGTTAGACAAATAGATCAACGCGCCTCTTGCGGTAATGGCTCCAGACCACACCGCATTTGTAAAAGACAGATATGTTGTTGCAGCACCAGTCTGGTTACCGATTGTGGGGATTTGACTAACAACTAAAACTTGCCCGCCAGCCGCATAGTTACCGCCCGATGTTTCGCCTGTGCTTGTATAAGACGTAGTTGTTGCATCTAACGTAGCCGCATTGGTATACAACGCAATCTTAAAGACCTGTGTTGTGCCAGTATCAAAGTTAAACACCCCGTCAAGCAAGCCGGTCTTGAACGTATTGGTTGCCCAGTTGCCGTTAAACGCCATTATCTAACCCCGTTATTCTGAGGTAGAGGCGCTTCGCGGTACTGACCACTACGATATGCATCGCTACGCTCAAGCCCGTCTCCGAGGCGTTTAGCGAGTGCTAATGCTTCCATGTACTTCTGGTTGTACAACTGGATAAGGTCAGCTTCACCCTTCATAAAGGTATATGCCTCAATCAAACATCCGTATAACAACACGGTATCAAAGTTGTCACCTAACCAAGTTGTACTTGCCGTAACGATTGACTCAGGGTAGTAATAGTAATGCAGTTCTGCTGTGTAAGCCACATCAGGTGTAGGACCAAGAATAAAAGACAACTCGTTGGTAATTGCAGAAGACGTTACTGTTGGTCCAAACAAAGCGTAATACTTAGGTAGTCCGTTATACGCTGTTCCTGTTTCTGGGTAAGCCTCACGGATAAAGTTAACATCTTTGTTTAGCAAATATGTATAGCGTTCAGTAGCTGTACCGTAGTTTTCAATCACAGCCAACGAATAAGTTGACAAAAAATCTGATGGGCACGACAAATATTTGTTACTTGCTGTAATAGTGCCCGTTGAGTTTTTACGTAGCGATGGGAACTGAACCGAGTTGTAAATGCGTTGTTCAGCCTGCTCAATGAAACGGTTAATCTGCTGTGTAGAAGTCACAGTAGTCGTTCCATCGGCAAGCGTAATCGTCGGAAAATTATTTTCCGTATACGTCTGAATTGCAGATACAAGCTCGGCGTAGGTCATGCCATCGGCCCGCGTGACATCACGCCTTTAGTTGCCGCACCTGTACCACGCATCTTGATGCCGGTAGTTTTTACAGGCTCGTCGCCAGCAGAAATACTGTACTGCCCAACGCTGACATCAGATGTATCTAGTCTGCTACGGTTTGGTCCTCTGCCGGGGTTTGCTTCAACAGCAACGGCTTTACCAGACATATCGTGCGGTTGTGCATAGACGCTGGCTGGGCCAACTTCTTTGCCGCCTTGTTTCATGCTGAATTTAGCCATTATTTGCCCCTTTGGTTTGCGACACGCGCCATGTTGCGACCCATAGACTTCATCATCTCGCCTGTTACGCCGCCCTTTTTGAGCTTAGTCATAGGCTTGCCGGGGTGCATTCTTTTTTCATGCTTGTGCACAGCACCCGCAATCATTTTCTTGTCCTGTTTTAAATCTGCTTTGTCCATTTTCAACTCCTAAGTTGTTGCTATCGTAACTGTACCCAATTGCACCGATAAAGCCAAGTTATTTGGCGTTAAAGCTGCATCAAAACTACTTGCTCCACCAACGGGATTCCAACCCCATTGAAATATCCTGCTACCCCCGCCAAGATACCCATCTGCTAACAGGCCAGACACTTGGTAACTCACATCAGGACGCGGGTCACGTACACCTTGCGGATCATCAACTGGGTACATACCCAACTGCAACTGCGGCTGATCTGGGTCCCAACAAGAAGGGCAAACCAACAAGTTGTACGTCTTTGTCTTGATTACTTCTTTGCGTAACGATGTCAGCTTGTACCGAAACCCACATCGGTCACATTCAGCAATCGAGTTCTTGCCGGATGAAAACCGATTAGCCATTAGGTGCTACCCCCAATGAACATTTGACGGGGAACAAGACGGATCGCTGCGCGTTCCTGATCTTCATCCGCTGCCGTAGTCCAAGCCTCGTCATACTGCTGTTTCAAAATCTGAATCCGCTCCATCCCGCCCGGCACTTTAAGCGCCAAGTAGTACGCCAACCCTGCTGTCAAACAGTTAACAAAGCGAAACGGGACGTCCATGACATTTACACCGCTACCAGCATCTTGCACGCGACGCATGCGCCAGTACACGAACTGGTATGTCTGGGAGCCGTCTGGCGTAGGCCACACGGTGATACTTTGCTTTTGAACCAGACTGATGG